TAAATGTTCTGGCCAAAAATAACTCTTCTTATCTAACGTCGCGTGGAAATTAGTAAAAGAACAACCACTACAAATTATGTGAGATGTAGTATTCATAGGTTTTTTCTAATGCTTTTTCAAATCCCAATTTTGGTAATAATCCAACTTGCTCTTGCTTAGTTGTATCCATTTGTCTTCTACTATCCCCATTTGGTTTAGATGTATTCCAATCTATTTTCAAATCTTTCCCACTAATTCTAATAAGAGATTCTATCATTTGTTTTATAGTAATTTCTTCCCCCGCTCCAAAGTTAATTGTGGTGTGTAGTTTTCTTTTATATAAATCTAAAACTGCATCTGCCACATCTCCTCCATATACGAAATCTCTAATAGGAGAACCATCGCCCCACGCTTCTATCGAATCACCCTTTGCTTCTACAATCTTTTTAATAGTAGATGCAATTACAGTACCCTTACCACTAAAATCATCATATTCTCCAAATATATTTGCAGGTCTAATGATTGCCCAATTGTGATAATTGTATTGAACTCTATACGCTTCTAATAAAATTTCACCCATTCTTTTACTCCACGATGGAAACCAGTCTGCTTCACCAGGTAATGTTTTCCATACTGAATCCTCAACAAATGTTTCAGCAGGTGCATAAACTCCTACTGAACTCATAAACACTAACCAAATGTTATTTTTAGCACATTGATTGATTATTTCGGTATTTATTTTAAATGATGGATATAAAAAATCAACTGGCTTTTCTTTTGCTCTAACGGGTGAACCCTTTACACCAAAACAATTAAATACTACATCAAACTTATTAATAAACAAAGATTCAATTGCAAATGGTTTTGTCAAATCCTCTTGAATAAATTCCCAACCAACCGATGGTAGATGTTTTCCTTTTTTTAAATCAACCCCAATAACCTTATAACCTTCATTGAGGCACTTCTTCAGTAAATGTGTTCCTACTAAACCATTTACACCTGTTATTAAAACTTTTTTCATTTATAATTCTCTTAAATCGTTAATCGTTTCATCAATCATTTTTGAGAATGAATACTCAAAAAATTTCTCTTTATTCTTTTTAATCTTTTCTATATTGTTATTATAAAAATTTATTATAGATTGTTCACCTAACTTATAAACTTTTCTAATCTGCCCTAATGCATCATTTAATCTTTTTTGATTATCAGGCATCGAATCAAATGAGTAATCAATAAGCGAATCGTATAATTCAAATCCTAATTCAGTAAGGTATTGATGAGAACCCATATCACCAATTATTAAAAAAGGGTGACAGTTTGCCAATGCCTTAAAACTTTTTTCAGTAAGATTTAAACTATTATTCTCAAATGAGGTTTCAGTTATAATGTTAAAATAAGTTTCAGAATAATGTGATTTAGTCGTATATTTTAGATTTGAAAATACGTCGTTTTGGTTATTAGGGTAATCCCAATCTAATACATTAAATCCAATTCTATCAAATTTATTATAATATGCAATTAAATCATACAGTTCAACTTCTTTTGATTCCAATTCCCTTCTATTAAAATTATCATTTTTAATTAATATGGAAACATATGTATCATCAATTAATCCATTTTTAATCAACCATAAAATAAGTTGAACTCTAAATGTTTTGGTAGTATTTTTATTATAACTTAAAAAGAATTTTTTCTTTTCAGAATTCAAATACTCATTTACATTTAATAATCCGATTTCCGAGCCTCTACAATCAATGGATTCATATTTTATATCTCTATAATGGTCTACTAAAAATCCAAATAGATAAGGTTTATGAATTACTTTAATTCCATGCTTATTAAATAATTCGGAATATTTGTTATTAGTAGCAACAACTATTTGATTAATGGCTAAGTTAAACTTATCCTTAAATAATATTAATCTGGAAAAAAATGGATTTTGATTAGTTCCTTCGTGAAAATTGGAAAATACAATTTTAACATTTGGTTTATCCTTTACCATTTCAAATACTTTTTCAAAGTATTCTTTGTTGCTATCTATTACATTTGAATTCATTTCACCTATTATGGACAAATTCCATATAATAGGTTCTTCATTATTTAATTCAAATATTGGATTGGCAAATCCATAGTTCCAATCTAAATTTGATATATGACAAAAGGGATACCCATTGGGTATATTCTTAAAATCAGTATTCTCATAATAAAATTTCATATTCGGCCTTTATTTTGTCATAGTATTCATTCTCTGAATCAAAGTATAAAGATAATTCTTTTATTTCAGATTTCCAAATTTCAATGTTATCTTTAAATACCTGATAAAATATATTATTTTTTTCAGAATGTTTAAATTTATTCATTTCCTGTTCATACCCCCAATCAATTAATTCTTTTGTTTTAAGGTATTCATCAAATGAATTAATATCTATATATGTTATCTTTGCTCCCAAATCCCTTAATTGATTCATATATAAATAAGCGTAGTAGTGGTGGCGCTCAACATGAGAATCTTTATAGATAGCATAATTTAATACATATTTTTCTATTAAAACTTTTAGGCAATCAACATCTTTTGTATTAAGATACTTTACAAATAGATTCAAAAAATTATCTATATTTGATTGTAGTTCTATTTCACTTATATTGTGTTCAAAATATGATTTCATAAATTCTTTTCCATCATGTTTTAAATTAACAGCTCTCTGATGTATAATACCAAACATTGTAGTTAAACCTGATATGAATCTACTTTGAGGATTACGAACAAAGAATACTACATCTTTGTTTTTAAATAAATTTTTGTAAGCATGTTCAACAAATTCTGAACGTGTTTGAAAACGCATCGAATCAAGCTCTACCTCTTCCAATTTATTATTAAACGGATAACCATAGTTTTGGAATTGTAAATTATTTGATACCGATTTTAAAAACCTACTACCTACCTTAGCGGATGTCACTAAAACAATGTTGTCATTAGTAAAATACTTATAACTGGTCGTAAATTCTTTTTCTTTATTTGACATTTGTTAATGATTTAAAATAATTTTTACAGCTCTCTCTTTCCCAAAAATTAAGAAAATGAGATTGATTATATAATAATATATCCTTTGCTTCCGAATATATTTTTTTAAGATTAGATTTATTTAATTCTTTTACCACCTCAACTACATTTACCATTCTATCTCTAACATCAAATATTTCATCATAGCCTTCACTCCAAAAATCATTAAATGTTTTGAACCCATAACTTCTTAATCTCTTTAGATGTTGATATGGTGCTAAAAATATACCTAAATGTAAATTGATAAATGGTTTAAAACTTTTTTCAGTTAGGTGTTCTTCGTTATTTTCAAACGATGTTTCGGTTATTAAAGAACAATATGAATTTATATAACTATCTTTAAAATGAGTAGTTTTAGTATCACCGAAAAAATTATATAAATTTTTGGATATAGGTTCGTATTCACTTTTCTTTTTGGTATAAAAAAAGTATTTTAAAAACCTTTCATATTCAATTAGAGAATTTCTATCAAAAAATTTTGAAAAGTGTTCTATACTAAAAATGTTCTTTCCCTCTACATCTTTTTCGTTTCCATAAAATGGGGAAAACTCATATGGAGAAAATAATAATGACCAATCAGTATTGTAGATTAATTCGTTTTTATATAATCTAGCTAAAAAAGAAACTCTATGAGCTTTTGGAACTCTATTTAAACACAAAAAATTATATTTTCTTTCAGTAGTATTATCAAAAGTTTGTAATTCAAACCTATAACCTAAATCGTTAATTTTGTTCTCTTTTAATGCCTTATTAACAACCAAAGAAGTATGTTCTAATAACCAATCTGAAACATTGACGTTTAATCCAACATCTCCTATTGATTCTTTGTAATAATTTATTAAGTTTTTGTTTGCAAAGTAAATGTAGAACGAAGAGTGTGGTAAATTATTACAAATAATAAATTCATTTAGTTGCCGAAAAAAAGAGATATGGTCTCCTCCACCCTCATGTTCTCTTAATAACAAAACTTTTAACTTTGAATTATGAATAAGAGATAGTATTGTTGGTGAAAAAAATCCTCCTTTAAAAATACAATTAAAATCAGTATTTAAATCAATTGGAAAATAGATATTATCCAATCCCCCTAACTCATTTAGTTTGATGTTATTTACATTAATGTATTCACGACAATAAGGATGCCTACACCCAAAATTATTTCCGTTGGGTATAGGCCCTAAATCGTTCCACTCTTCAAATAATAAATTTAAAACGCTATCCATTTTCCGCTTCCGTAATGTGGATATTTTGATTTGTATGTATAATGTATTACATCAGATGGAATTTCTCTCTTAGTGTCATTCCATGTCTTTTCAGTTGGAGTGTATGTGGAAACTCCATTATCTTCCACAACAAAATATAATGGTAATTGAAATCTCCTAGCGTATTTATGAACTTCATAAAAAATACCACTTTCAAAACTCATATCCCCAACAAATACCCATACTTTATCATCCCCACCATCTTTTTTAATAGCAGATGCTACACCCAAAGCAATTGGTAATGTCCCACCTACAATTGCGGATGCATAGAATCGATTATCGTGGTCACACATTGTAATCGATTTACCATCTTTAATTACTTCGGTAGCATAATCGGCGGATAATCCACTCAATACCCAGTGGTAGTGAGAACGCCATGTTGAAAAAACCCAATCGGTTTCTTTTATACGCTTGAATACTTCAATTAGTTCAGCTTCGTTTCCATTTGATAAATGAACCGGGCCTCTAATTTTACCGCCTTCCCATATATCAACTATACTTTGTTCAAACTGAATTAACTTTTCTACTGTCCAATCTATATCTCTAATGATTGGGTATTGTTCTAAATTTTTTATCATATTAAAAGGTCACTTATACAAACTCTATTTTTATCAGAGCCTCTGTTTAAAGATTCATATTCTTCTCCTCCGATTCCAAACATTACACAATCAGTTTCTTCTAAATTCATTTCTTTACAAACTTGTGTATATTTTTCACCGAATGTATCCCAATTATAATCAACTGAATACTTTGTCATTAATTCATATCCTATTGCTGCACCAACTCTATTTACCATTTGTTGTTCATTGAATGCACCTATTCCATCATCGATGTGGCGAAAATCATTTACCATTCTTATCCCAACTCTCAAATGTTCCATTCCATAAAATGCTTTTGAAAGAGAAAATGTAATCAACTGAATACAATTGTGGTTTAAATTAACATTTATATTTTTTGCCATTGGATAATAAGCAAAATCTAACATTACAGGAATACTATTTTCATCACAATAATTTAAAAAATCTTGCGTTAATAAAGGATGTTGTTTACCATAATCTGAAAATGGTACACTAAGGATTACCGCATCCCCTCTTTTGATTTCATCATCTTCTATAAAGGCCCAATTCCAATCATGTTGAAATGAGCATTTATGATAAAAAAACTCTCCTTTAAAAAATCGAAATCGTTTTTTCTTTTGTATTAAATAGAAATGGTCAAAAGATTGAATAGTTCCATGCACATAACTAACATCTCTATATCCTTCTAATCCTTCTAATTTATTATATTTCGAACTTGCTATCCAACTTACAAACTTATCCTTAAATTTTTGTAATATAGTATCATCATATACCGATGATAATTTATCCCAACTAATAATGTCTTGTTTGATTTTTGGGTTTGGTATAGGCTTCGCTCCTCGTAAATTGTTCATATAAACCTGTTATTTGCATTGTGTATTTTGGCTCCATTCCCATATTACCGCTAAGATGGGGTTGTCCATATCTAATTACTTTAAAATCCATTTTTCTCCACTTTATAAATGGTTCATTATCTATTTCAAAATAATGCCCAGTCTTCCATTCTTCCAAAAAGAAATTTAACCTACATACTCCATACTTATCACAATTATTCTTTTTTGAAAATTGATAAAATGTATCAAAGTGTTCAGGTATAGTTTGACCTGGCATTTGTTTTATTACACTTAATGAATAATCTGAAAATATTTGCTTTGCGAAAGTATGGTATTCTTCTGGCAAATCAAACGTTTGGTAGTATTGAGTATTCTTATCAGTAAATCCTGCGGTAATATACTTTTGATTTTGCTCATCATATTCCGCTGAATTCCCTTCTAATGATACATTATTGGAAATTGTATTAAAATTTATATTATGTATTGTTAGCATATCCTAAAGGAAATCCGTTTCTAAATTCAGAACCCATTTTCGGAACTATCATTTGATAGCCTTGTATTAATTGTTTTATACCTCTATCCAAATCCCACTCTGGTATCCACCCAGCTTCCTCTATTTTTGCGTTTGATACGATGTAATCCCTTTTATCAGGATCTTCATAATAATCGTTGTATGATACCGCAAAATCCTTTACGTGGGTTTGTATCTTTTCTAACAATTCTTGTTTTGATAGATTGGCTGAACTTAATCCTACATTAAATATTTCACCTCTATAAAAATCATAATTACCCAACATAAAAAGAAAAGCCGATGCCACATCTTCAATATGAATAAAATTTCTTTTAAAGTTCTTTTCAAATACTACTATGTATTTATCGGTAATTGCTTTATAAACAAAATCGTTTACTAATAAATCAGTTCTCATACGAGGTGATACACCAAATACGGTCGCTAATCTGAATGTGATTGCCGATGTGTTTGCTCTCAAAAAATTCTCAGCATCACATTTTGTTTGTCCATAAACTGATATAGGTGTAAGGGGTGATTCTTCAGTACACTCGGTTTGACCTATTCCTATTCCATATCCACTATTTGTATTTGGATATAAAATCTTTTTATCCTTTCCGAATCTAACAATGTTTACTATTTGTTTAAAGTTAATTTCTTTTGCCAATTGAGGGTCTGCCGCACACGCTGGAAACCCAACTATTGCAGCTAATGGAATAATCACATCAGCATCTTTACACAATTGTTCTAATAATCTTTCATTACGAACATCTCCATAAATAAACTTAAAATTTGGATTAGATGTGTATTGGAGTAATGATGTTTGGTTAAATAACAATTTATCCAATACAACTACTTCATAATCAGCTTTTAGCATTTTATCTACTATAACTGAACCTAAATAACCTGCTCCTCCTGTGATTAATATTTTCATTGTTCTTCTAATTTATCTATAATGTTATTTTGTATATCATTTACATTAAAATCTTGATACAAAAGAGCGTGATTACCGTTTCCACTACTATCCCACGCTTTAAATCTATTAAGGTTTTCCAAAGTGAACTTATATTTTGCTAATGTAAATCTTCTAACAATTTCAGGATTAAATAAATCTAATTCTTCTTTGTTTAGAACCTTTTCCATAATAATTACATCATCAATCCAACCCTTATACCACCAACTATATTCTTGTAAATGTGGTTCAATATAATTTGGTGCAGCGGCTCCGATAAATAATGGTGTATTATCATAACTTACAACAGGATATGTTATAGGTGCTTCTTTGGTTTCACCATTATAAGTAACTCTAAAAATTTTGTTGGTATAATCTACTGAAAAGAATATCTCTTGCCATTCCTTTTCAAAATCGTAAATAAAGGTGATGTTAATGTTTTCCGCATCAATCGGTTTACTCATCCATAATTGTGCACTTACAACATAAAAATCATTTTCTTTATTTACAAATACACCGGAATGAAGCCCACATTTAGAAAATATACCATAGATTTCATCTCCTCTATCTTCAGTTTTTTGTATCTTAAATTTACTATAAATTGTAAAATCCTTTTGGAAAAAAGTTTTTAAATTTGGTTTCTTCGATGTGTTAAAAGTTGATTGATCCCAAACTTTATAACTAATGTCTTTATTGAAATATAAGTGATTCATTATCTAATACTTTTACATAAATTCCAAAATTCTTCTAACTCTGGAAAAGTTTTTACAAAATCAGTTCCTCTTCTTCTATCATGCTCACTAAAAAATCTATAAAAATCTTTTCTATCTCTTTTTACAGTATGGTCTTCTTTTGGAGCAACAACCACATCGTATATTCTTCTCAATTTGTGAATTTCTACATCGGTATATCCAATCGGATTTTGTGTTCCCAAACTTTCGTAGAAGTCCATCAATTGTGCTTGCTCAAATACTTCTTTGTGCCAATCATCGGTTATGATGTTAGCCGCCTGATGATGTGGATGTCTTAAATACGAACTATCCAATCCAATAGGATAAAACCAATACCTATCAGGATTCGTAAATTCTTTTTTAAGCTGATATACATCTTTAATCAATTTTTTATATGATGGGATACTTAAAAGATTATAAGTTCCCATAATCGAAATAGTAAGTTTCGGTATTTCTTCCAATAATTCAGAACATCTATCATACCATTGATTATAATCAAATCCATTTCTAATATAATTAGCTTGCTCTCCCCACCCATCACAAGAAGTGAATATAATAAATTCTCTTACCAACCCATCACTACTTATTCTTTTTATTTTTTCTTTGGCCTGTTGGTAGAGTTTTTCCGGTGCTCCCAAATTAGAATTTATTGCTAACTTTAATTTTTGGTTTGGATTATCAATTACATAATCAAATACTTTAAATGTATCTTTATGTAATAAAGGTTCTCCTCCGGTTATTCTAAAGTTTAACAATGAAGGGTATAAGTTAGGCCACCATTTCCAAAATGCCTCTACATAAGGGTTATGTTCGGTTTGTTTATATGGTTGTTTACCTTCTTTGATAATGTGGTCTAATCCATTATGGCGAGTTGAAGTTGGATAAGCTCCAAACTGCTCAATCTCTTCCCACCATTGTGTTGAAAATTGAGGATAGCAATACGAACACTTAAAATTACACGCATTACTAAATGAAACTTCAACATATGAAGGATTTACATCATCCATATAAGATGAATTTTTAATCTCATCAAAATGAGGCCAAGCCCATTCTTCCGCTGATTTAAAAGTTCTATCCGAAAATTCATTAGAATTATCTTCTACCTTCCAACAATAATCACATTCAGTAGGCCTTAATCCTTGCAACATTTCTCTTCTTAATTCCTTTTTATATTTGGTATTATGAAGTGCAGAAGGATTATCTACTAAATCTTCTTTAATGATTTTGTGTATACCAGGATGGTGGCAACTATGATTCTGTCCGATGTGAAGATGCAATGTAACTTGCTTCCACTTTGCTAAACAAAATCCTTTACCCACCGAATTTAATTTTCTTCGTATCTCCGAGTATCGTTCTGTATTATCCATATTTATTTGGTCTGGATTTCGAAACAAAATCCATTATTTTATCGTGCTTAAATTTTACGGGCTCTGATATGAATGCATGATTACCATTACCACTATTATCAAATATTTTAAAGTTTGTTTTTTCTGATGTATCTAAACAACTAAATAAACTATCTTCCTGCAAAACTTCTGATGTTTTTAAGTTAAAGTTTATTTCATGTGTTTCCAACAATCTATCATATAATACAACTAAATCTAAATTACCATTTAATATATTTTTTTCAGTTGTTTTCTCATGCACATTATCCGATAAAAAAGTAAAGTAATTATCTTCTTTTACTACATTTTGAAAATCACATTTAAAATCATATCCTATTTCAGTATTCAAATCAGTATAAACAAACTTTTGCTTTCTATTATCAATTCTTATAAAGAAATCAAACGTTTCCTTTACATCACATACTATATTAGAGAAGTATTCATCTCCAACTTTATATTGAAAATGAATTTTACCACCCTCAATTATTAATGTTTCAGAAGAGAGATTTCTCCTAAACAAATAACCAAAAGGTTTATTCACATCATAACTACCTTTTAATCTCAAAGAATACCCATCATTTAAAGATGTAAAATTTTTAAGATTAGTGCTGTTGGTAGATTTATTTGGTATATAAAAAATCATTATGCTTTACCTTTTCTACATTTTTTATAAAATTCTTCATATTCAGGAAATACTTCTAAAAAGTTAGTTCCTCTTCTCATATCGTGGTGTCTTACAAAGATAAAGAAATCTTTTCGATTTTTCAAGAAAGTTGAATCATCATCGTGATTTTTCATCCATTCCGCTATTCGTTTAACCTTTGTGATTTCAATATCGGTAAACCCATATCCATCATCACCCACTCTAACTTGTTCATAGAAATCCATAAGTTGTGCCTGTGAGTAAACCTCATCTATCCACTCATTATCCAATACCTTAACACTTTGATGTGGAGGCCAACGAAGATATGAACTATCTAATATAATCGAACTACCATAATACCTTTCTGCACTATGGTATTCTTTTTTAATCTGATACACATCCTTAATTAAACCTTTATATGATGATACTGAAAGAGCGTTGTAAGTGCTCATTATTATAATTGTTAATTTTGGATTTTCGGATAATAATAAATTAACCCTATCCATAAATAAATTATAATCAAATCCATGTCTAATGTAATTCGCTCTCTCACCATGTGCATCGCAAGATGTAAAAAGAATAAATTCATTTACTCTTTCCTCATCCATCAATTTTTTAATCTTAACTCTAAATTCATTAAATATTTTTTCAGGAGCATTTAGGTTACTATTAATCGATAGGTTTAGATTTTTATTTGGATTTTTTGATTCGTTGATAAAATCTAAAATGTCAAATGTATCTTTTGCCAAAAGTGGTTCACCGCCCGTAATTCTGAATGTATGTAAATCCTTATACAAATCAGGCCACCATTTCCAAAACGCTTCTACATAAGGATTTCTTTTATTATGTGGAATTGGCATTTGGTCAGTTCCCTTCAAATAATCTAAATTGTTAAAATTAGTTGATGTAGGATATGCACCATGTTGTTGTATCTCTTCCATCCATTGTGAACTAAAAGCCGGCCCACAATATGAACATTTAAAATTACAAATGTTTGAAAATGAAACCTCAACATACTTTGGGTTTATATCTTTAATACCTTTGGTTTTTAATACCTCATCAAAGTAAGGTAAAGACCACGGTTCGGATGATTTATAAATTCTATCTGAAAAATCATTTGAATTATCTTCGATGTTCCAGCAATAATCACATTCCTTTGGTCTTAACCCTTCCAACATTTCTCTTCTTCTATTTTTCTTAAAAGAAGTGTTGTGTAGTGCAGATGGATTTTGTGCAATTTCCATCTCCGATATTTTGTGTGTGACAGGGTGATGACAAGAGTGGTTATGGCCGGTTTGTAATTGTAATGTAACTTGTGTCCATTTGGCTAAGCACATTCCCTTACCAACCCCATTTAATTTTTCTTTTGTCGCCTGAAAGTGTTCGTTTAACATTTACAATTTATTAAAACTGAATTATTTCCTATTTCTTCTATACCTAACAATTCGTATGTTAAGCTATTCATACCATCATTTTTCCAATCGTATTTCCCCTGCTGCATTTCTAAAATATATCTTCTTTCATTTCTCGCAGTAGTTTCTCCTTTTGCCCACTTACCATTAACCAATCCTTCAGTTTGATGTGGTAGACATTCAAATCTACCATTTCTTCTATGAGGGATTACGGTAGAAGGTATTTCTATTTTCTCTTTCGTAAAATTTACATTTGTAATTTTACCATTATTTTCATTACCACTTAAATCTTCCAGCAATCCATCATTAAAAGAATTGAAATCATAGTGAAGCTGTAATCCACTTTCCTCACACTCAAATGGTATATTTTTTATTTCATTATCGGTCAAACATCTATCATACAATCTTACTTCTGCTATTTGACCTTTGAAAAATTTGTTTGGATAATTTTTATTTATTGATGGAGATGTTCCCAAATAATAACTTTCACTTCCATATCTTTTTAAATCTCCATTATATTCCATAGGTGATTGAACTCCTGTTCCAAATCTCGCATCTGTTTCTCTGCCATTAAGGTAAAAATGTATTTGCTTATTGTATGAATCAACTTTTAATGTCACCCAAGTCCAAAGGTTCTCATATCTCTTCATCCACATATATTGCATCTCTCCTTCATTATTCCATAACATCGAAGTAAATGCTCTACTATTATTATATGAAATGCCATAATCATATCCAGGTCTTCTAAATACAGGATACTCCCAAAATCTTCTTTCATTATCACCAATCAAATAAATTGGAATCTTTTCCTCTTGCTGATGTGCCTTTACTAATAATGATAGAGTGTGAGAACGATTACTTAAAAATCTTATTGAACGACTTTGAGGTATTTCAATAAAAGAGTTTTCTCCATTAAAATTTGCTATATCAAATTCGGTTTTGGGTCTGATATATGTTTGGTCTGCCATTCCATTGATAGCACATCTCCAAAATAGGTCATCATCTTCCATACCCCAATCCCAATAATCATTCGAATAACCATTCGTTTTATAAACCTGTTCTTTTGTAAATAAAACTGCACCACCAAAGTATTCTTCATACTTTAAGTTGTAATCGGTTTGTGAAATATGAACTGCCAAATGTTGTGGTAAATCTTCGTTATAACTATAATCACAACTATCATCTTCCGGTATCATATCGATGTCATGCCATACAATATAATCACACCCATCTTTAAATGCAACATCGGCTGCAATGTTTTTCATCTTACCCCTATTGAATAATTTATCATCACATTGGTGGGCAAAATAAATCTTATGCTCAATACCCCTATCCTCCAAAAATTTATGAACTCTGGGTGAGAATTGTGCCAAATGCTCTTCTCTATTTCTATATGGAACACATACTCCTAATTTCATAGTTCTACTGAAATGAATTTAGTTTTATCACTTAATTTTTTTTCTTCTACTTTTTTATATCTCAATGTATTCAGGCCTTCAATCGAATAAAATAACATTTCGTTTTTTAATGAGTTATATCTTAATTGATTTTGTCTAGTTTCTTCATGCACCCAACGATTTCCTTCAACACTATTACTACTATGTTTAAGTGATTTAAATGAACCATCTTTTTTGTATGGAACAACTGCTTCAATTAAAAACTTTTTATTCATTAAAGTATTGTTTTGGCAATTTACGATTTCAGCATCGAAACCATTACCACTTAAATCTATCAATTTATCTCTTCTAAAATGTTTAAAATCATAATAGAGTTTTAACCACTTCGAAGATTTATACTTACCAAAATTATTAAGTAGGGATTTCTTAGCCGATTCTTTATATATTTGTTCTATTTCAGGCTTCGATAATGTTTTATCAAATACCGCAAACTCATTTACAAACCCTTTAAAATAATAGTTTTCATAATTTTTTGCCGGATTTGCAACACCCAAATAAAAATCTTCTACATTATAATCGTATAACTCATCAACATATTCGGCTCCGATATAAGTGTTATTGATATATAATTCAATCATCTTATTACGAGGGTTACGATTAATTACAGCGTGAACCCACATATCCGGACTAATGTCTGAAACTATACTTTTTGATTTTTCATCTTTATCCCATATATCCAATTTAAATCTATTAAAACTATTGAATGATAAAGAGAAGTTAAAACCCGGTATAGAAAATATAGTGTATTCATCATACTCTCTATTTAGGTCATTAACTAAATCATCTGGTTTAAACTTTATTGAAATTGAAAATTCATCTTCAAATATAGGTTTAAAGTTTTGAAAAGGAATACTGATAAATGAATCTATACCATTAAAATAAAAATAGTTTAAGTTATATTCATCGTTTTGAATTCCAAATGGCCTAGTATCTAAACTCAAATTACATTGAATACATCTTTGTAACAGGTCATCATCTTCAAATCCCCATCCCCAATATTCATTTGAGTATCCATTTATAATTTTAAAATCTAATTTATTTACAATCGTTACACCGCCAAAATAGTTGTAAAAACTTTCTTCTCCATCAACTTTATCCGCTAAATGAGTAGGTCTATCACAATAAGAATAATCAACCTTAATGGGTAACATATCAACATCATGAAAACAAAAATAATCAAATTCGTTTCCGCTTTCTTTATATCCGATGTTTAATAATTTACCCCTATTAAATGGTTTCTTATCCTTTTGCTCAATTACAAAAATCTCAAAAGGAATTTTCTTTGAGTTTAAATAATCTTCTAAATAAGGAATAAAGACATTAAGATGTGATTCCCTATTTCTATAAGGAACAATAACCGCTAATTTTTTTTGTATTTCTTTTTTATTAAGGTCTTTCATCATTATTAGGTCTTTCGGTATCTCTCATTGGCCTAGATACACTTCCTAAATTTTTAGCTTTTAAGATAGTATGAAATTCATGCAAATACCATTCAACTCTCGTCCCCCAAGCTGATTTATCGATTTCAAACATCCAATCATTCAAATCTCTAAGCGAAGAAGCAATGTCTTCCAATGCTCTCACTTGTCTTTCTTCTAATGTTTTTTGATCTGCCATAAACTATTATTGAGGTCTTTCGTTTGATTTATCAGGTCTTCCGGTATTACCAATCGTTTTCGCTTTTGCAATCATATAGAATTCGTTTAAATACCATTCCATTCTTTCAGACCAACCTTTGGTATCCAATTCATACATCCAATCCTGAATGTTTTCTAACGATGTTCCAATCTTTTCAAATGCTCTAACTGCTCTTTCTTCAATGTCGATGTTTGAAGTTTCGGGTTTCTTTGATGTAGCCATTTTATTTGTTTTTTAATTTATTTTGTGTTCTTTTTTTGAAAAATCCTGTTGGGAAAGGTGATTGAGTTCCACCATAATAACCTCTCATTAATTCTAACGAAGAGTATATAATAGGCATCATATATGAAAAATTATCAATCGTTTTATTATTTTCAAACGATTCTAATATTTCAGCAATCTTTTCTGCCCTTTCAACAATTTGTTCATTGTTAATAACCTGTTTTATTATAGAACTACTTTTATCCATTTTGTTTTTTCGTTTATATCTTCTTCAGATAAGATTTTGTAATTTAAATAATTTAATCCAATTTTTTTTGTATCAACTTTTCCAGTCAAAACTTCATCAAAATATATTTGTGAGTTTTGAACTATATCTGGATCCCAACTATAAAACTTTTCAGTTATCTTATCATCATCATCGTGAATTAAGGATTGATACTTACCCATAATTCTAGAAGGAACTGAAAGTTTTGATGTTTTTTGAATTACATCGGTTTTAATAAATTTAGAGTATTCGGTAAAATCTATTGAATGAACTTTAACGTGATTCATCGTAATAGAAGAATCTAATATAAAATCATGATAAATCTTATTAAAGTTTATATTAAGAACTGGCTCTAAATCAGTATTTTGTTTTTTACCATTATACCCTTCTAAATAAATGTTATCAATCTCTCTTTGTTCCAATACATAATCAAACATTAATAGATTTGATAATTTACCTTTGTATGGAGATGAATTTAAACTTGCACAACCTACATAAATTGGTTGATAACTATAATCAATTAGGGGTGTAACTATATACGGTTGCTGGTCGCCCGTATATGGAACTTTAACACTATTAAGATATAACTCAACTACTTCTTTGTTATAATCCACAACCATAGCAATATGATTCCATACACCTAATTCATATTTTTTGTATGCGAAACAATACTGCCTATCATTATCATAAACATTTACCCTAATAGTTCCATCGTTTTGTAAAGATATACCGGTGTTATAACCAGGCCAACTTACCAAATACTCCTCATCTTTCGCAATTTCATCTTTACTAAACCAAAGTGATACGCTAAAACTATCTTTCGTTAAATCTTTTATCTGATTATTTGGAAATATTTTTAGGTATAAATCATTATCTTTAAAATCAATATACTTAACATTTTCCGAATACTTCTTATCGGTGATTTTAATTTTTTCAAATTCGTAATACGAGTCTATGCGAGGAAAAACAATTTCTTCATCTAACTCTATATCATTCATTCTACATCTATGTAATAAATCTAAATCCGCAAACCCCCATCCATAATACTCATTTGAATACCCATTAACGGCTTCAAAATCTTCTTTGGAGAACATTACCACTCCACCGAAATATTCCAAATATGGGAGCTTAAATGTATGTGCCGATACCTTCGTTGCCATATGGACGGGATAACCTCCAATGTGAATGTAATTGTAATCACAATCATCACTTACCGGCAGCATATCTATATCATGAAAGCAGAAATAATCGAATCCTTCTTTGAATAGAGAGAATCCGATATTACATAACTTACCATAATTAAATGGTTTATCATCTGATTGTTCTATAATAAAGATTTCGTAATCCACATCCTTATTCTTAAAGAATTCAGTCATATGTGGAACGAAGGTATCTAACTGCTCCCTTCTATCTCTATACGGAACTATTATTGCTATTTTAGCACCTGTCATTATATTAAAACTATTTGTTTGGTTAGTTTATTCCAATTACCGAAAGATACAAAGGATTTTTCAGATTTCCAAGTCCATTCAGAAAAATCTTCTAAATTTATTGAGAGTTTATTTTTTGCCAAAGCCCTATACATTTTTCGGTATTCTTCTGAAAAAGCGTAATCAGTTCCTACATTTGCAACAGCTCTTAACCTTTCTGCACAAGTACTATCCCATTTAAAATGATGAACTTGTGTAAAACCCTTTTCAATTGGATAACGAAGGGGGTGATTCCATCCCTGCCACCTCCAAGTTGTTTGTCCATTTATTTCTGCATAATGTTGCCCCGCAGTTACCTTTATCCTACCCTTCATAAGAGTAACCTTATTTGGACAGGCTCCACTTAAAGGGTATCTAAAAAAAGAACTAATCGGAAATGCTTCCCATAAATCAGTATCTTTTGTCACCAAAGGGAAACTACCATTCTCACCAATCTTATCTATAAAACCTCCTGTTACAAATTCCCAACCATTAGTTTCACACTCTTCAATTATAGAACCTATATCATCCCAGTACAATTGTAACTCATCATCATCTGAAACTATCCACCAATCATTAGGATATAAGGATTTAATTTCATTATAAAAAGATGTTACTGCTTCCCAGTTAAATACCTTCTCTTTTCTTTCATGATATACACATCCAAATTCTTCGGCTATATCTCTTGCTTCTTCGAATGATTTTTTATTATCCCTATCAGTAGAGTAATAATTTACCAAATGAATTTCACTCACATTTTTTTTGTAATGTGATAACATTTGCCTCAAAGTATTTGTTCTATACCCAGTGACAGTAACTAATTTTGGTTTCATAAATTATCTATATATTTCTTCAATCTATCTTTTGGAAACCAACCCAATCTTCTAACTTCATCATCTTTTCTCCTACTCATTGAGTATTGCCCTAACCCACCTATTTTTTTTTCAATTTGTAAACTGGGAAACCTATTTTTAAACATTTCATAAACATTATGCACACTATATGAAACATCATTACCCATTTCCCAACCACCTAAATTAATTTCTTTTGTTTTTATTAATCTTACTAAACCATCAACAACATCATCGATATATGTAAATGGTTTTAATTGAGTTCCTAAATTATGATAGGTAATAGGTAAATTATTGTTTATCTGATTTCTCCATTTTCCAATTAATGCCGCCATATGTGATTCAATTAATTCACCTGGCCCATATACATTATATAATCTCACTATTGTTACATCAACACCCAATCCATTTCTATAAAAACGGCATAACTCTTCACCCATTTTTTTTGATGTGGAATAAGGTGATATAGAATGATGAACCGATGATGAACTTGCAAATACTACTTTACACCCATTTCTTTTTGCATATTCTAATACACTTTTAGTTCCATCAACATTTGTGGAAAAAGTATAATTTTGATGCTCATATGATAACCCAACTCTACTAAATGCTGCTAAGTGATAAATCCAATCATAAGGTTTATCACTAATGTTTTCCATTGCCCTTACATCTCCCCCAACAAACTTAGCGCCTTCCGCCACTTTTGCTTCTCTACCGATATACTGATTATCCACTATATGAACTTCGTGTCCATCTGTAATCAATTGTTCGGAAAGTGCATATCCAATAAATCCACATCCTCCCGTAACTAAAATTTTCATTTCCTTCTTATTAAAGTAAGACCTGTTGATGATGGTTTATTTTTCACAATACCATGATTAAAAAGATTAAATACTTCCCATTTATTACCATCAATTTCTTTTGCTAATTTTATAGGCCCACTCCAATCATCGTGATCTCCTCTATCTTTCACTTCTTGTGTTACAATAAACTTATCATGATATTTCGGGTCAGTATCATGCATTGAAATAATACCATTCTCACTCATTATCTGAGAATATAATTCAAAATCTTCTTTTACATTTTCATACGAATGACCTGCATCAATATGTAAATAATCTATTTTTATATCTTGCAATACGAAGAAATCATAGAATGCCTCCTCGGTAGTTGAGTTTATAATACGAGGGTGAAATGTTCTTCTAAAAAATGATTCTTCCGCAAACCAATCCACAACCCCACCAATACCATTCATAGCATCTACAACATAAGTTGAACCTATATCACCATAGTTAAAATCAGCATTTCCTTCAAAGATGTTTTGTTTGTGTAAATCGTATCGAGCCTGTGTCATTATACGAGGAATAAATCCACCACCGCTACCCAAACAAACACACACTCTGGCCCTCATATATTGGATTAGAGAGTAGATAATTAGTCCATCACCTAAATGTGTATCAGTAGCTCCATGAGACCAACGGTAGGGAACAGGATTGATTTCCTCTTCACCTCTAAAATCAAATTCTAAATTGTTGGTGAGATACTTTTTTATGTAGTTAAGGTCTTGTAACATCTATTAAATATAATTATCTTAATCTATAAAATTAGGAATTATTTATGAGATTTCCAACTCTTTTTATCCATTTATTTTTATCCGAAAATTGTAACATATATTGTTTTAATTTGTTACATTCTTTTACCTTTTTTTCATAGGATGTGTGTATCAACTCATTGACTAAATCATCAAAATCCTCTTTCGTTTCAACCCTATATTCATAATCACACTCTACTCCCCATTCCTTATGTAATATAGGCAATTTACCATAATTAACGGCATCAAATACTGAATACCCAAATGGTTCGTTTTTATAGGCCGAATGGAAAATTTGCCAACTTTTATCTATGAACCAATTACGATGGATGCCCATATCAAACTCATAAAACTTACATCTTTTAAAATTATACATTTCTGATATATTGTAATAGTCGTATTTGTGAGTAAGAACTTTTGCCGAATGGTTTGATAGCCAATGTGGATTTTTACGGGATTCAAAACGGGCTGCATATCCTATTGTTTCCGAACATTCTTCTACTAATGGTCTCTCTTCGGTAAATGTGTAATAATTTGGTATAACCTCACAATCAAAATCATCCAAAAGAGGTGAATGATTTAATCCTATCCAAACTCTTTTTTTACATTTTCTTAGCAGAAGGTTTTGCCAACTCAATTCTATTTTGGTTGGATATATTTTAAAATCAGTTCCACTTTCAGTTATATCTTTTGCATATGCCTGAATAAAAACGGTATCCCATTTATGTTGATACTCCATAAGATACTCTCTATGTGAATATGGTGGATGAAGAAAAATTATTCTATCACACTTATCTAATAAATCTTCCGTCCCTTTTGGATTCTCTAAACGAAATGTATGTGGTATAGGAATAGATGATTCAAGATGGTTAGCACTTCTTTTATTATCAATTATGAGATGCACTTCTTCATTAAGAGTAGGGATTACTTCTCTAATAAAATTATTAACCCATATATCCCCTCCACCAATTATTTGATTTCCGGCAGAGGTCGTAACCATTATTATCATAATATAAAAATATTATATCTTTTTTTGATGATTTGAAAATGGACACCCATATACATCTTCTCCATTAAAATAACGTCTACCACTTCCATGTGGTTTACTTATATCTTTAGTGGCTCTTTCTATACCAAAGTCTTTCATCGCCATTCGTTCTTCATCTATTTGCTCTTTGGTAAAAATATTTTCACCTCTCTCTAATGAAAATGAATCTATAAAATATCTAGGAGTAGGAATCACACATCCAACTAACTCTCCTTTATTAATTATAATTTTATGATTTTTTCTCGTAATTTTTAAATTAAATGTAAAATCTCTACGAAGATTATCGGTTTCAATAACACCGGTCATATGTTGAATACCATCTATCCAATAATTAGGAGGATTAATTGTCATAAGATTAATATCAGGTGGGGTTCTGAATGTAAATCGATTTTGAATTGTAACCGTTCCCATTCCAAAATGTGAATTTATATGCTGATACATTGGTTTATCACCATCATCTAAAATCTCGACTTTGGTATTAGATGGTGAATCACCACCATCCCATTCTACCGAAAAAGTTTTCAAAGATTTTATACCAAACCCCATTTGGTTTCCAATCACCAAAGGTAAACAAAAATATGCATGATTTATAAACCAATCTCTTTTGTTGTTTCCTTTTAATGGAAAAATAATTAAATCATTTGAATTTTCAAATTCAGATGATTCGCATATTGTAATTAATTTATTTTCTGGAACTTTTATCATTTATAACAATATTTATTTTTTCTAAATTTATCATACTCTCCCAAATAGTTATCAGGTATAAATAAATAATAATTAGGAGACATATATCCTGTCACCGCTTTTTTGTTTTTTAATTGATATGATACTTTACCATCTATACAATTAATTTCAAAATCTTCTATTCCCATACCAACATCATGTGATGAAAGAGTGGAATATTTTACACCATTTTCTTTAAATACTTTTTGAGCAGCATATTGTTCTGATAATCCTTTGAACCAATTATAATTATCTTCATCTAATTTTTCTTCTGCAATTTGATTCAATTCAAATGCCTTATCTAATATTTTTTGAAATAAATTATCTACTTTTTTAAATGCAGTATTTGGTATAATAAGCTGCCCAGATGGTATCCCATTTTCACCTAATACTTTAAAAAAATGTTCATTGTATCCTTCATGCAGAGAATATATGTAATCCTCATTGTATTTATCAAAAAAGTATCGTATATCTCCATAAAAAATACTATCTATATCAAAGTTAAAAATAGAGTCATATCCTTTGGAAAATACTTTATCCATATCATACCACTTTTGAAGATAAACGCTATGTTGTGTTTTATCAAAATCACTTTTATAAAAAATTACATTTGGAAAATCTTTCGTAATATTTAAATCAAAATAAGCATTATTCCAAAAATCAAAATCGGGTGAAGATACACTTACAAAAACATCATAATCTCCTTTATAATATTTTGACCAAGTTTCAAGTGCATAATATAACATAGAATAATATTTCATACTTCTTTTATCTATACACAACACCATATACATTGCATACTTATTCATAATTCATTGAATGCGTTTTATCAAATGTCCAAAAAGATGTTAAGGTATATCTTATACCATTTATAATTGGGTTTACACCATGAAGAAATTCCAAAGTACCAGGAAAAAATACTAATGTATTTAATTTTGGTTTAATTTCAATATTTTGGTTTGGAAAGTATATCTCACCTCCTTCATAATCATCATTTAAATAATACACACATCCAAAATGCCTCCAATTATATATATGAGGTCTACCAACTTCTTCTCCATCTGCATGTGGATGCTGAAAATCTCCAATTTCCCATTTAACCAATCCTAAATAATCTGGAAAAATTTGTTCAGATAAATTATAATCTAAGATAATTTTATTCCGAATAGAATCTAATAATTGTTTGTTTTCGTTTTCTAAATTTTCAAATTGGTTATTGTAAATTACTCTACCAGACCAAACATTGGAATGCGTTCTTTCACCCCAAAGTTTGGTGGTATTTGAAAAATTTTTATATTTTTCAAAATTTATTTCAGATAACCAATTTTCATTTATTGATATAAACATCATTTATTTTTAAAATGGATTACATAATTCAGTTGAACCAAACGAACCTCCTCCAAATCTAGAGGCCGTCCATTGTCTGGCATTTACACCATCTGAATAGTATCCTGTACTAGCAATTGTTCCGGAATTATCCGAATATAATTGCGTAGCATCCATCCAATTAGCAGCATTTATATAATACTGCGATTGTGGTGCATTACAAGAGTTCTGATGAGTGGTATTATCATAACCCAAATATATTGAAGTATAAGCCGGTGGTGGCGGAGGCGGCGGTGGCGGCGGTGGCGGTGGTGCCGCACATGCCGATACCGAATTAATATATCCATTACCTTCTACATAATAAACAGTAGTTCCATTTGAATAATATCCATTCGGAGCATTTAACACTCCACCTGCTAACTTTAACACACATCCAGTTGTTAAACTCGAACAAGTACTATAAAATGTATTAGTAGGGTTGCTACATGCACTCACATCACTTCCAGCATCATATCCTAACTCAAAAGAATATAATGGAGGCGGTGGCGGTGGTGGTGGAGGCGGTGGTGGTGGAGGCGGTGGTGGAGGCGGTGCCACAGCGCATGAAATCGTTACAGCGGTAGTATTCACCGTTGTATTAGTTCCATCATAAACCGCAAAATACCAAGTTCCATCCGGAATATTAATCCAAGTATACGGACTACCAGGTGATGGTATAGCTTCTCCGTATTCAGATCCCATTCCACCTGCTACCAAATTAGCTACGTTTGCCTGAGTTGTATCTCTTGCGATTCTGACATATACTCCTGTTCCTCCCGCCATAGTTGAAGTTACTTGACCCGATCCTCCACTACAAATTACATTTGTCTGAGTAATTGATAGAGCCGGTGGAGGTGGTGGCGGCGGTGGAGGTGGAGGTGGCGGTGGCGGCGGTGGAGGTGGAGGTGGCGGTGGCGGCGGTGGAGGTGGAGGAGGAGGAGGAGCACCTCCGG